CCTGTTCCTGAAATTGCAGTGATAGTGTCACCAGAGTTCTTTGTTACAGTTGCGATATTATCGTAATCAGTAATCCAAACTTTATTAACACCACCCGCATTGTCTCTACAACCAAGTGTGATACCAGCCGCTAAATTACAACTCATATTTTTTTATATTTAGTTTTTTTAGTTTATTGGTGAATAAGGGGGGTTATTCACCCCCCATTAAATTATAGTCCGTTGGTTACAAAGAACTCGGGGAAAGCGATGGCAGCACCTAACTTCCATGCAGACATAATTCTTACCTCTTGGAAATCCTGAGACCACCAGCTTCTGAAAGAATCTTCATCAGACATCAAGTCAACACCAGCCATAAAATACTGTTGTGGAGCTGCAGCAATCAAGTTACTTCCGTTAAGACCTGGAACACCAACAACTTTGTATTTAGTTTGTGGGTGGAATGTCTCATATACTTGACCCAAAGTTGGTTCAGTAAAGTGGAAGTTGTTTACGTTTCTAAGAGCTACCAAGTAGCACTTGAACTGCTGCTGAGACATAAAGATAACGATATCGTCTCTGTCATAGATATTTCTATCCAAAGCGTTGATGATGTTATCAACCTGAGTCAATACAGCGTTAGCCTTATCAACAACAGAAGCACCTGTTACAGAACAAAGTGCTGTAGCACCAGTCAATTTAACAACACCAGCAGTATTGTTTAATAATTGGATAAAACCAGAGAAAGTTGAAGTTCCTGATGAAGCATTCCAAATAAGGTCTTCGTTATATCTCTTGATTTGTTTTGTCTGAAGGTCAACAATAGCCTGCTCAAATGGTGCAGTTTCGTTGTATGAACCAGCATTAAGATACTGACCTAACCATAAAGTGTTTAGTTGCTCCAAACATAAAGATTGGTTTACTTTAAGTGCTTGTACTGTTAAAGGTACAGCCTCAAATGTTACATCACCCGCATCGTTCCATCCGCAAGTTGTACCAGTTTGTACTGATAATGTCTCCTTCAATAAGTTTACATTTTGAGTTCCTTTAATACCAGGAACAACATTAACATAAGACATAGTCACAGGGGACAATACTGCTTCAGATATAATATCAGATGAAAGTTGGTCTACGTACGCTGACAATCCGCCAAGGTCGTAGTTAAAGTTCATTTTAGTTAATTTTTTCATTTTGATAATAAATTAGTTTTAGTTTAGTTTTTATTCATCGCTGCTCTTAATCTCTTGAATGACTCAATACGGTCATTTTCAGATTTAGATTCCGTGATAGTTTTTTGAGTAAATACTCGGTCGCCCGCAGGTTCTTTAGCGAACTTTTGGACTTTGTTTTCTAGTTGTGTTTGTCTTGATACTAGAATATCAAGTTTTGATTCAAGATTTTTTAATGCTTGAGAAAAAAGTTCAGCAATCTTTTCAGCCGCCATATCTTCTTCTTCAACATTCTCTCTTTCGGTAATAATACCATCTTTGGTAATAACTCTAATCTTTACCTCATTACCACTCTCATCCTTTAGGACAACTTGGTGCTCACCATCAGGAGCAGGTACTTTAGAATCACCATCAAGAACGAATACTTCTTCACCAACATCAAAGGTTTTAGATTCCACTTTAGCACCTTGTGCGGTTTCAGCAATTACGAATGCTTCGTCCTTACCTTTTTCCTTGATGCCTTTAATCTCACCACCGACAATAGAAATCATCTTTCCATCTGCGGTCTCATAAGTTCCATCGGTAAATGGTAGTAAAGCGCCGTCATAAGAAACTTTCTTGGTTAAACGACCCACAGTTGGCTCGTCACCTTCAACTCGCATAATCATTCCGTCTTTCAACTTAACATCTGCGAACATCTCTTCAATTTCTTCTTCATCGTCATCTTCTTCTTCCATTTCACCCATATCAATCTTGGTGATTTTAGAATCCTCATCTACTTCAATCTTGGTTCCGTCTTGTAACATATGGTCGCCAGCAGGTGCGGGGATTAAACCCTCCTCTGTAGCAACATATATCAAAGACCCTAATTCTAGTTCACCCTCCATTTTCATAGTAACTCCTTGATCGGTTTTAGCCTCAAAGAATACCTGTGGAGATAGACCCAAAATCTGCTTAATTTTTTGTAGGGTTTTAATACTATTCATCTTATATTGATTTTAATAGTTGTTTTATTTGGTTTATTTGTTCTTCCTGTTTGGAAAAAACTGCTTTTTCCTTGAATAGACCTTCAACTGAAAATCCACTCAAGTTATTTTCTTTAACAAGTTTCCATACTTTTGGGTCTTCTACCTTCATCATCACGAACCAAGTACCAGCAGGCAACTCAAAACCATAATTGGCTGATTTGTCCCTGATGGGGTCTTCGCTAATCCAACTTTCAGTAACATAGACCTTGTCTGAACCCAACTTAATTCCGTTGTGTTCTATGGAGGTTTCGTCAGTCCTTTTTTGTTTTAAGAATCTATTAGCCATTTTTCTAATAGAATCCTTTGAGAAATAGACATAATATTTGTTTCCAAACATATCATATCTATGTATCATCTTATTCGGTATCATCGCTGCTCCAACAATAATCATCTTGTCTTCACTAGCGACAGCAAAAGTCATTTTTTCGTTTTCAAGTTGTTTGAGTTTTCTTTCAGAATAAGTAAGTCCTGCTTCTCCTCCCCAACTATCATACATCAATTTACCACAACCATCTTCGTATGTCTTGGAACTCTCCAAATCAACCTTATGTCTTGATAAATATGAATACATGCGCTTCAAGGTGTCAACTGAAATGGGGTCGCCCTTGGCTAACTGCGATGCTCTGGTTTTTCCCACCTGCGTTCCACAAGAACCCCAACCATTCTCCTCTGCGTATTTGACTGCTCTTGCTGCGGCATTCTTTACACCTTCAGGATAATCATTTATCGCTTCAGCAAAATCATCTTCGGTCATCTTAATTGGAACACAATTCGGAACTTCTTTACCATCTAGTATCTTTGTTCCAATTGCTTCATATCCCTCCCAACAAGCATCTTCAAGTCCTTTGTCTTCAGCAAACAAATTAGGGCCTGTTCTTGGCATTCCTGGTTTCCACTGATTCTGTGGTGTTGGTGAATCAATAGTAGGGCCTGGTCTTGTATCAGGTTGTAATCCTGTTGATAATGGGTCTGTTTGTATTAGACCTCTAGTTGAATCACCAGAGTTTCTAATCTTACCTTCTGGTTGGAATACCAGTTTAACCCAAGTATGTCGGCAGTTGAATGAACCTCTCCAAGTAAAAATATCATAATTACCAAACTCGGGGTTTGATAGTTGTTCTATATCTTCTATTCTATACACTCTATTCTTTGCCAACATATCAGCACAGAATTGTCTATTCTTGTTGTCTCTAGGCCCAACATACTTGAACCTGATTCTAAATTGGACTGTGTCTTCGTATGATTCAGCATTAGGATCGGAGAACCTCTCACGGCTCATTTTAAGTATCCTCTCGGGGTTCATCTGTTCTACACGACTAACCACCCACCCTTGACTGATTAAGTCGTTGTATGACTCTCCCAATGTGTCTAAAAGAGGATTGGAAGAACAGAAGTCATCCTCCACAATTCTATATGTTACGGAGTTGTCCCCTACAATACATTCTTGGCAAGTTGTACCATCATTTTGACTATTAAAGGCAATCCAATTTTCCTCGTGTGCTGGTGTTGAAACCAAAGATATTGCTTCTATCCCTGATTCCTCAAAATCCTCGTCTATTAAGAGTTCTACGATTTTCATTCTATATTAAATATATTTTATTCTATGTTATGCCATTATATCAACGACCTTGATTTTATGGTTCTATCAAATTGTTGTTGGTTAGACATATCTTGTGCTGTAACATAAGTTCTAATAGGTCTTGAACTAATAGTTTGATTAACAACATCAACTAAAGATTGATTACCTGATGATATTGGTAATGCTGTATTTGGTAAATTACCCATATTATTCATAGCACTCAACATAGGTGAGAATAATGCTGATGACCTAGCATTCATAACAAACTCCCCATCAGACAACATCGTTGGTATGGAGTCAGTTATTGATCCTCCATTACCAAATACAAATCCACCTTGACTTCTTCTTGCTACAACATTTATAGGTGGAGATGTTTGTACTTGTGGTGTTTGAGGTTTTCCTATTGTTGAATCAGGAACTTTTGTTTGAGCGATTGACCGAACTCTCGCAAGACCTGCTACTACTGCGGTTGCTGCCGCAATTGCCGCTCTTATTGGGGCTGTTGGGTCTAATTGTAATTGTGAATTATATGCTTTTTGAGCCACTATGTATGTATCAATAGTCGTGGTCGTAATCGATAATGCTTTACCTGCC